GATGACATTGGGGACATCATGGTTGTGCTACTTAACATTGCAGTTCGCAACAACCTATCGCTTACTGACTGTCTCAACCACGCTTACAACGACATTAAGGATCGCAAGGGTCAGATGATAGATGGTATTTTTGTTAAAGAGTCTGACCTAATAGATGCTGATAGCTCTGGAAACAAATAAGTATTGACACACCGTACCCTTTCAGGTACAATGCATTTTAATTTCACAACCATAAAGGAAAATAACATGGCTATATTACAAGGCGAAGCTTACTGGGCTTCAGTTACTACCCCTAACACTACCTATGATCCTGTGTATTCAGTCAATTTAATTGTTACACCTGATGTTGCAGAAGAGTTTCAGTCTCGTGGGTTCTCAATTAAAATGATGGACGAAGGCCCAGCACTTGTTATCAAGCGTAAGGTTTCTGGCCCTAACGGTATGGTTCGTCCTGCACCTAAGTTAGTAGACCGTGATAAGAATCCTTTGGATGCTCGTGTCGGCAACGGTTCAAGTGTACGAGTTCAGTACAAAGAATGGGAATCAGAATACAAAGGTAAGTTGTTTAAAGGCTTAGACTTTCAAGCAATGCAAGTACTTGAGTTAATAGAAGTAGGTTCACCAGATGGTTCTGAGCTTTACTCTCTTGCTACAATGGGTGATGAAGAGATGGAGGATGAGCTGTAATGGGAACGATCACAGTAGATGAAGTAAACTATGATACGGAGTTGCTTTCGGAGGAGGGCAACAACATCTTAGCTCACCTGATGCAAGCAGATAAAGCATTATCAGAAGCTTCAATAACTATGGGATTAATGAAAGCTGCAACGGTTCAGTTAATAGCTGATCTTAAAACTAACCATCTCACGGAAGAGGCTATAGCAACAGAGGAAGTGGAACCTAACGAGGAATAAACCAATGGGTTTTATTAAATTTCACCAGCCATGCTTAGAGTGTGGCTCAAGTGATGCAACGTCAATTAACGAAGACGATTCTGCTTGGTGCTTTAGCTGCAACAAGTATTTTAAAAACTACAGTACAACGGACGTACAACAAGCTGATACCATAACGGATTTTGAAGTGTATCAAAGGAACTCTAAGATGGAAAGCCACGACAACGGCTCTGAGTTTAGAGCATTAACAGACCGCAAGATTAGCTTAGACACAGCTAAGAAATACGGAGTGAAGGCTACGCTAGGCTTGAACGGCAGTATTGATAAGCACTGTTACCCTTACTACAACGGTAACGAACTGGCGGCATCGAAGTGGCGAGGCCAAGATAAGAAGTTTTCTTGGGTAGGTGATCAGAAAGACGTAGGCTTATTCGGACAACAGTTGTTTAAAGCAGGGGGTAAGACTATTACTCTTGTTGAGGGCGAGTGTGATGCGATGGCAGCTTACGAACTACATGGTAGTAAGTGGCCTGTAGTTTCCATAAAGTCAGGGGCGCAAGGAGGCGCTCGTGATGTCAAGCATAGTTTAGAATTCCTTGAGTCCTTTGAGTTTATTGTTATAAACTTTGACAATGACAAGGCTGGGCAGGAAGGAGCAAGAGCAATTGCTAAACTTTTTACCCCCGGAAAAGCTAAAATTATGACGCTTCCACCGGACTTTAAAGACGCTAACGATATGCTAAAGCAGGGCAGACATCAAGCTTATGTCAGTGCCTTCTGGGATGCTAAAGTTTATACACCCTCTGGTGTTATGAACTTGTCCGATCAGTTTGAGGCGTATAAAAAGTTACGGTCAGAGCGTAAGACATCTGTTCCTTTCCCTTGGCAGGGCTTGAATAAAAAGCTGGAGGGCTTGAGAGCAGGTGAGCTTGTTACTCTTACTGGTGGCACAGGGCTAGGTAAGTCTAGTGTTACTAGAGAGCTTGAACATTGGCTTGTCTCACAGACAGAAGATAACGTAGGCGTTATAGCTCTTGAAGAAAACTGGTCGAGGACTGCTGAAGGTATCATGTCCATTGAAGCTAATGCTAAACTACATTTAGATAGCGTTAAGCAGGAGATAGGTACTGAGATACTGGACAGTACTTACGAGAAGGTCTTCATGGGCGAGAACGCAGGTCGTGTTTGGATACACGCTCATCATGGTGTTAATAATATAGAAGACATCTTCAGTAAGCTACGCTACATGATCATCGGTTTAGATTGTAAATGGATTGTAGTCGATCACCTTCACATGCTTTTATTCTCTAGCGTAGAGAATGATGAGCGTAAAGCTATCGACCAGATCATGCATAGGCTCCGTACAATGGTCGAGGAGACAGGCTGTGGTATGATACTGGTGTCTCACTTGCGTAGGGTAGAAGGGAATAGAGGACATGAGAATGGTATAGAGACAGGTCTTTCACATCTCAGAGGGTCACAATCTATTGCTCAGTTATCTGATTGCGTGATTGCTTTGGAGCGTAACCAACAATCAGAAGATCAGATAGAAGCATCTACCACCAAGGTCAGAGTGTTAAAGTCTAGATACACTGGAGATGTTGGAATTGCCTCTCAGCTACTGTATGATAACAAGACAGGTAGACTTAGAGAGCTTGATGATTATGATGAATCTCAGTTCGCAGAGGAAATAATATGAGTAACTTAGTATTTGATATAGAAGCAGACGGCTTAGATCCTACAAAGATCTTCTGCATTGTAGCTCAAGACGTAGACACAATGGATGTATTCACGTTTGACAACACCCAACTGCAGGAAGGCTATGACATGTTAGCAGGTGCAACTAAGCTGATAGGTCATAACGTAATAGGATATGACATCCCTGTTATTAAGAAACTTGCAGGTGTAGATCTGTTTAGTAAGAAGATTGTAGATACACTAGTGCTGTCTCGTTTGTTTAAGCCAACTCGTGAAGGCAACCACGGCTTAGAGGGGTGGGGCTATCGCCTTGGATTTAAGAAGGGTGACTTCGGTCAGCAAGAAAATGCTTGGGATGCTTACACACCTGAGATGCTAGAGTACTGCAGGAATGATGTACTTCTCAATACTAAAGTATATGAAGCGTTGAAGGTTGAGAGCCGTGGGTTCACACCACAGTCCGTACAAATAGAACACGCTGTAGCTAAGATTATTGATCAGCAACGAAACAACGGATTTTTGTTGGACGTTCAGAAAGTGATGGGCTTGATGGCTATGTTTGAAACAAAGCTACACGATCTAGAGACAGAGGTTCACGAGGAGTTTCGTCCTGTAACTACAACACAGATACTCAGCCCTAAGTTTACATCCACTGGTGCATTAGCTAAGACAGCGGTAGATCAACACGGTAAAGGAACTAGGCTACACGAAGATGAATATGAGCGTATGTCTTTAGACATAAACTGTAAGCCTATTGCTAGACGTACCGAGACACCATTTAACTTAGGTTCACGCAAACAGATTGGTGAGTACCTAATTCGTTTTGGTTGGAAGCCGTATAAGCATACACCTACAGGTCAGCCTATTGTGGACGAAGCAACCTTAAATAAAGTTAGAGGTATTCCACAGGCTTTATTGATTGCTAAGTACCTCATGGTACAGAAACGCTTGGCCCAAACTAAGAGTTGGATCAAGGAGCTTGATGAAGACACAGGTAGAGTTCACGGCTACGTCAATCCTAATGGTGCAGTGACATCGCGCATGACTCATTCACATCCTAACATGGCCCAAATTCCAAGTAGTAACTCACCCTATGGTAAAGACTGTCGTGCATGTTGGACAGTGCCAGAAGGTTACAGACTATGCGGTATAGACGCTTCTGGGCTTGAGCTTAGAATGTTGGCACATTATTTAAATGACGAGGGCTATACAAATGAAATCCTTAATGGAGACATACACACCACTAATCAAACTCTTGCAGGACTTGAGTCTAGAAATCAGGCAAAGACTTTTATCTATGCCCTCTTGTACGGAGCAGGAGATGCAAAGCTTGGGTCTGTGGCTAACAGAGGTAGAGCAGGTGGCAAAGTCCTTAGACAACGGTTCTTTGATAACCTACCATCATTTAAAACTCTTACGGACAGAGTACAAAGAGAAGCTAAAACAGGATTCATTAAAGCACTAGACGGTAGACGGCTTACCGTTCGCTCAGAACATGCCGCCTTGAATACCTTGTTGCAAGGTGCCGGAGCAATCGTGATGAAACAAGCACTTATACTTCTAGAAGAAATGATTACTAAGAATAGATTAGATGCTAAGTTTGTAGCTAACGTCCACGATGAATGGCAAATAGAAGTAAGAGCAGATCATGCAGATGCTGTTGGCAAGCTAGGTGTTGCGGCAATTGTTGAAGCAGGAAAGATACTTAATCTTAACTGTCCTTTAGATGGGGACTATAACGTAGGGAGTAATTGGAGTGACACACATTAATAAAAGCATGGAAGTTAATAGAAAGGGTGACCTCGCAGAGAACTATGCAATAACTTGGTTGTGGGAACAAAACTATGAAGTATTTAGAAACGCAGGAAGAACAGGCGAAATAGATTTAATAGCTGTTGATCCTAATCAAGTTGTAGTAAAGATAGATGTTAAAACAATGCATGTTTTCGATAATGGTGAGGTAATGATTAAGTCTTGTCGTACACCGCGTCAGAAAAAAATAGGCGTTGTGATACTGGGATTTGATCCGTCCACAAAAAATTGCCGTTGGATTAAACACGCCGATCATTCTAATATTATTCAGTTACAACTCGCAATATAAGTCTATATTCACTACAGGAACAGCCCCATGAAATTAAATACATTAGTACCTGACATCTATAAACACTTAGAAAGTTTATCAGACGGTGTGCCATTACCTTTGACTGAGGCTGAGATAGATAAAACAGTAGCTGATATGAAACAGGCGCTTATCTCTTGGGCAACACCTAGAGAACGCGATAAGAAGTTTACTGTTCGTATGTCAAATGTAGGGAAGCCTTCTCGTCAGTTGTGGTATGAGAAGCGCGACCCTCAAGGACGCGGTGGCATTGATGGGGCAACACAGATTAAGTTTCTGTACGGCCATCTTCTTGAAGAGATCGTGTTGATGCTAGTCCGTATGGCAGGACACAAAGTAACGGACGAGCAAAAAGAAGTTACAGTTAACGGTGTTGTAGGTCACATGGACTGTAAAATTAACGGTGAGGTGGTCGATGTTAAGACTGCCTCTCGTTTTGCTTTTAATAAGTTCAAGGAGGGACGCTTAGCACAGGACGATCCGTTTGGTTACTTGGGTCAGCTTGCAGGGTATGAGGCGGCAGAGGGTACAGAAGCAGGTGGATTCTTGGTGTTAAATAAAGAGAGCGGTGAGTTGTGTATGTACGTCCCTGATGATCTTGATAAGCCAAATATTCAGGCCAGAATTAGTTCTCTTATACCTGCTTTAGACTTTGATACTCCACCCGAATTGTGCTATTCTCCAGTACCTGATGGCAAGAAAGGAAACATGAAGCTATCAAAAGGGTGTAACTGGTGTAAGTATAAGTTCAAATGTTATGCAGATTCTAATGATGGTAAAGGTCTACGAAC